AGGATCGTTCCTCCTCGCCAACGTCTGGAACTCTCACCAACGCTTTGACCAGAACAACGGCGCGAACAGTAACGGCCGCTCCGCCATCCGACCATCTGCCATTGCTTGAGGCCGAACTCAGTTCCACAGGCCTCGCAGGCCAGGATGCACGTGGGTCCGCGTTTCCCTCGCATTCAATAGCAGCATACCACTACGACGAGGACGAACGGCGCATCCGGGAGATGCTGGCCCGAGTCCTGCCGTGAACATCCTCCTAGTCGGGCATTGGTCAGCCACTGGCTTCGGAACTGTTACGGCCGAACTCGGCAGGCACTTTCTCGTGGCGGGCCACGACGTACGGGTGCTGGCCGACAACCATCGCGGTGAGCCGATCCGCGGGCCGCTCGCAGGGCGGGTATGGCCGACCTCCATCGGGCCGTCGCTGGGCGGCAACCTCGTGGCGAACGCGATTAGCGGCGCGCTCTGGCCCCGCCTGGAGCCGGGCGACACGTGGAAGCCGGATACCGTGCTCGTCATTGCGGACATGACGGGACTCCTCGGCTACTTCGAGACGATCACCGACAAGACGCTGGCACCGTGGCAGTCGGTCCCCGTCTGGCACTACTGCCCGATCGAGGGCGACAACCTGCCGCCGCCGTGGATCGATGTGTGGAAGATCGTCCGGCCGGTTGCCATGAGCGACTACGGCGCGCGGGTCATCGGCGGCCTCGTCGGTGCTCCGGTGCCGCGCATCTACCACGGCGTTGATACCGAGACGTTCCATCCGGCGACGTTCAGCACGCCGGTCAAGATCGGCGGCAAGTATCTCCAGAGCCGGGAGGCGTGCAAGGAACACTTCGGCCTGGAGGGCAAGAAGGTCATCCTCCGCGCCGACCGCAACGCGGTCCGCAAGTTCTACGACCGGCTGCTGACGGCGTTCGTGCCCATCGCGCAGGCCGATCCCGATGTCCTGCTCCTGCTCCACTGCGCGCCGCAGGACATCGAGGGCATCAACCTGCAATCGGAACTCATGCGCCTGCCAGCGGAGATCGGTCCACGGATCGGCTTCACCGGCCGTCATGACACGTGGGTTGGACTCAGCCCTGTGGAACTCTGCGCCCTGTACAACGCGGCCGATCTCTACATGAGCACGACGGGCGGCGAGGGCTTCGGGCTCACGCTGGCCGAGAGCCTCGCCTGCGAGACGCCGGTCATCGTGACCGACTGGGCCGCCGAGCGCGAAGTGGTCGGGCCCGGCGGGGTGCTCGTGCCGCCGCTCATGGACAGTTACGGCGAGCCGGTCCGCTACCACAGCAAGTTCGGCATGGACTGGGCGGTGCCCGACCCGCGGGGCTTCGCTGCTCCTGCCCTCCGCCTCCTGGGCAAGCCAGCCGAGAGGCGGGCGCTGGGCGTTGCCGGCCGCCGCCACGTCCAGGCGTCCTTCTCATGGGACACCGCCACTTCTGAGTTCCTCGCCCTGTTCGGAGAGGCCAATGCCGCCGCTGCCTAGCGTCACTGACGTGCAGACATATCTCGGGATCACCAGCGACGCCACGCTGCTCGCCGAGCGGCTTGCTGCGGCGATCTCGATGGCCGAGCGCGACACGGGCCGGACGTTCTCGTCGAGTTCCAACACGACGCGGCGCTACTCGACGAATAACGAGACGCTGCTCTTCATCGACGACCGGCCGCTCGTGGACGCCTCGCGGACCGTCACGTGGATGGGCACGACGATGACGGAGAACGTGTCCAACCCGCAGCTCGGCACCGTCTGGTTCCTGCCGGACCGGCGCGACCCGAACATCACGACCTCCGTCCAGCTTCGCCTGTTCGATACGGCGGGCACGTGGTACAAGGCCGACCCGCAGTGGTTCGACAAGAATCTCGACTGGCGGCGCTTCGGATCGAGCTACCCGCTGGACCTCGTCATCACCGGCATCATCGGCCATCCCTTCCCGTCGCAGGACGTGGTCAGCAACATCATCGTCGCCACGGCGTATCTCTACTGGCGGGCGAAGTCCGGCGCCACCGGCACCGCGTACAACCTCCAGAGTGAGCCGGTCAGCCTCGACGAGATGCCGCCGGAGTACCAGGCGTTCGTCGCCCGCTGGCGGATCAGGACGGCGGTGGAAGCCGTTGGCTAGCGGCGTTCGAGGTTATGAAGCGCTGATGCACCGCCTGACGGCGCTCGGCGAGGAGCGGCCTGTCCTGCGGACGCTGCAGATTGACACCGTTCGCGAGGCGAAGCTCCTGGTGCCACGCAAGACCGGCCACCTCGGGCGGAGCATCGTCCCCGGCGTGCTCACGCCGACGCATGCCCAGGTGGAGGCGCGGACGCCTTACGCCGTGTTTGTCGAGCGCGGGACGCGGCCGCACGACATCCGGCCACGCAAGGCCAAGGTGCTGGCTTGGGGCGGCGTCCGGCGACTGTCCGGTGCGTTGGCCCGCGGCAGCTCGGCGACGCACTTCGCCAAGCTCGTCCACCACCCCGGCACGCGGGCGAAGCCCTACCTCGAACCGGCCGCACGCAAGGCGGTGGGCCACGTCAAGGACGTGATCGTCCGCCTCTGGAATAGTGCCTCGTGAGTACCAACCGCGCCGACCTCGTGGCGGGCATCGGGACGATGATGGCGGCGTTCATCGCGGCCAACCCGACGCTCCTCAAACGCCACTTCAGTTCCCGGCCGAAGTCGGCCGTCACGGACTGGCCCTGCTCCTGGCTCGACAAGATCCCGGCCACCATCCACTACGATTCCGCACTCCGCGAAGAGAACTACCTGCCGGAGATCGTGTTCGTGGACCGCGAGACGGACGCCAGCGAAACGTCGAGCCGGCTGGACGTGCTCGTGGACAAGTTCACCGACTTCCTCGATGGCTATGCCCATCTCGTCGCCGGGACCGTGTGGAGCGACGCGCAGTGGGCCGATGAGTCGGTGCCCCTCTCCGACAGCACGTCGGCGGCGGGCGTCCGGCTGCAGATCGGTCCTGTGAGTTTCAAGCCCGGCCGTCTCTAGACGCTCGCAGCCCGACCCGCTCCGGGTCGATCCAATCCACAAGAGGCTCGCCGTTCGGCGGGTCCTTCGTGCTGACCCGGAAGAAAGGGGTCATCCATGGCGCAGGGCTTTACCCGGTTCAGGCGTATTCAGGTTGCAAAGCAGACCGTGATCGGCACGGCCGTCGCAGCGACGAGGGTGCTTCCCTATCGTGGGGCGCTCGTCGTCAACCCGAACCGGACCGACCCCGATGTCGATGTCGGCTCGCTCGATCCGGTCATCGCACCGTTCCCGACGGCGCTCGGCGTCACGATGAGCGGTGCCACCGGCCCGCTCACCTTCGATGACTGGGCCGTCCGCCTGTCGGCGGGCATCAAGGGCGGCGTAACGCCGACCGGCTCGGCCGTTGCGGGCTACACGTGGACGTTCCAGGCGGCCTCACTGACCGCCGATGTCTTCGACTACTACAGCGTCCAGACCGGCGATGACACGGCCGCCTCCGGCGGCGCGGGCATCCTCGGCTTCGGCGGCGTCATCAACCAGCTCAGCACGACGATGCCGCAGGACCTCGGCCCGTGGACCGTCTCCGACGACTGGATCTGCGCCGGCGCGGTCTTCGGTAACTACACGGCTGGCCTCAACGTCGATGCCAACCCCAAGTTCGCCTTCGGCGCCGACACCACGATCTACCTCGACTCTGCGGCTGGCTCCATCGGCATCTCGCCGATCGCCTCGGCGGTCCGCGGCGCGCAGCTCACCATCAACAATAATCTCGACGAGAAGCGCTATGCCAACGGCTCCAACACGCGTTTCTCGCTGTCCGACTTCGGCCGTGGCCCGCGGACGATCGAGCTCCAGCTCACCGTCGAGAAGACGGCGGCGATGATCACCGAGGCCAACACCATCGACGACACGCCGGTCCCCAACCGCTACATCAAGATCGGCATCGCCTCGACTGAGAATGCGGGCTCCGGCGGCACCAAGGCGTCGGCCAACGTCTTCCTGCCATCTCGGCTCTACGCCGTCACCGAGGGCGAGATCGGAGGCAACACGAACTACCAACTCACCTATCGCGGCTTCTATGACGCGACGCTCTTGTATGCGTACAAGACCGTCCTCGTGAACTCATTGTCCGCCCTGCCGTAAGAGGAAGGAATGCTCGCATGACCTTCGACACCACTCCCGTCCCCGTTCCCGTCGGAAAGTGCCGGTGCCCCGGCGAGCCGCACGGGGACGGGGACATGGTGTATCTCCATCACGAGGTCTCGATGGCGGGCGGCATGCGCATCAAGGCCGCGCTGACCAGCCAGATCCAGGACGACATCGAGGCGCAGACGATCCTCGCCCGCGCCTATTTCGGCGAGATCGAGGCGTGGTCCTTCACCGATGAGGAAGGCGATCCTGTCCCCATCACGCCGGACAATGCCAACCGACTCCTGCCCTGGGCCAAAGGGGGGAGGGAGGTCGCCGAGAAGGCCGACGACCTGTACATCGCCGACGTGGCGACCCCTTTCATCGAGCGGCTCAAGAAGGAAGCGAAGAAGCTCCAGTTGACCCAACGACCCAAGCCCTCCGCGCCTGGGTCGATGCCGAGCACGGCTACTTCGGCAACGCCGAATGGGCGGACATCCTCAGCCCGGACTTCGACGCGCTCGCGGCGGAAGTGATCGTCGATCACGCCTTCGGCGCGAACTACACCCGCTCCGGCTCCTACCGCCGCTTCTGGGCTGCTCGCACCCTGCTCTATGAGAAGACCTTCGGCATCGTCATCCGCGAAAACGAACGCGAGGAGCG